CGATTTGAAACCAGTTTCTCTAAGATATTAAAATCAGCAGAGGTGCCTTTTGCAATTTCGTTTAAAGCGCCGAGTAAATCACCACGTTTAACAGCATCAGTTACAACTGAAGAATTAACCCCGCTAGGGATTTCCGTAGTCATTTTGACTTTGGGCTGTTCAACTTTCCGCTTAGCTTCTTGTTTTTTAACTCGCTCATTTTCATTTTTTTGCATTGTTTCAATAGGATACCTATTGGCAATATCTTTATTTTCTAATGCTTGAAGCTCATCAATTTTCTTTTGTACATAAGCTTTTTGTTCTTCTGATAAACCACGATGAAAACGCTTAGCCTCTTTAAGATTTTCTCCACTATGCAAATCACCAGCTACATAATCCAAAGAACGTTGTACTGTATTTATTTTGCCAGCGTCATTAGCTCTACCAACCATATAATTAGCAGCTGCTTCTTCGTATTCCCTAATTTGACGTTTGTTTAGATTAGGCGCTTGTGGTGTCGTTAATGCTTGTTCTGCTGGGGCTTGCGCTAATGCACTTGCGACTTGTGTTTCTCCGCCAATAGGTTGTCCAATAACATTCCCAACAGGAACCATTCCTCGTCGTTCAGTTGGTCCAACTCCGGCGGCGGCATTTGGTCCGTTGCTAGGCAATGAAAGGCTTGATTCACTTGGTCCGCCGATAGGTGTAGTAGTCTCTCTAACATCTTTATTCTCCAAGGGTGCTTGAGTTGATTGTCCAAGTTCTGCATCTAATTCTGCCTGTAAAGATGCCTGTTCATCAGGCGTTGGGGCTTCTTCTGCTGCACGTTCTTCTGCAGTTGGCTTTAATTTCTTCATGCGCTTTTTAGGCTCAGGAATAGTTACTGCGGGAGCATTTACTACAGGGGTTACTTGTGCTGCTGGTAAAAATTCGGGACGAGCTAAAAAGTCTGTTACGGCATTAGTAATACGGGGACTACGTCCTTGATCTAAATATGATTCTAACGTAGTTTTAACTTCCGCAGCTTGGGCTGGATTAGTAAGGTCTTTACCAATCAATGCTTCACGAATAGTTTTATTCGTATGCCCAATATTCATGTTCCTAATATCGGTTTCTGTAATTGGTTTAGTTGTTGGTGCTACGGGCTGTGGAGCAAACTGCTGTTGTAATTCTCCAGTAGGAGCCTCGGGGGCATTTTGATTCTGAAATTTGTTGGCTTCACTTGGAAAAGACATACTTCCATCAGGATGCACAAACATTGTTTGCTGTCCATAAGTAGTAGGTGTTTGTACACTTGGGTCATGTGGAAGAGCTAGAGTTACCGGCTGAGGGGTATTTGTTTCTATTGCTTTAGCATGAGCTTCATGCGCTGCAGGATCATTAGTATCGTTAACGTGCCCAGCAATACCACCAAAAATACCACCGCCTAATGCACCAAGTCCAGCTGCCGAGCCAACGCCTTTAGTTAAACTTGTTTCGGGTAATGCTTCTTTTACATTTACATTAGATGCAAACTTACCACCACCTTCTTCCAACGCCTCACTTGCGGCTTCTTCTGCAAGACCTTTAAGAATACCTTTAGCGCCTACTCCAGTAGCACCTTTACCAGCAAGCATCTTCTCAATAGTAGTACCACCGGGAAGTTTAGTTGCAGCAAACGAAATACCAGCAGCTTCAATAGCCGCCATACGCCCTTTAGCTAATGCAATACCATTAAGCTGGTCATCATCCATATCAGGATTTTGTTTTTTAAGCTGGTCGTAAACTGTATGATAAGTATCTGAACCAATGTCAGCACCCTGCATAACGGCATTAGTAGCTACTGCACCTTTAATACCAGCCTCGCCTATGTGTTTTATAACCCCTTCAGAACCCAAAGCTGTCTTAACTGCGTCTGACATAAGTGCTTTAGTAGTCCCTCTAGCAATCATACCGCCACCCCAAGAACCAACTAGGTTAGGTAATTGCTCAGCAAAGAAAGATGTTAATAATGCTGGGTCTTTAATTGTTTCTTTAATAGCCGTACCAAACTCAGGCAATATACCTTCAGCGGCGGCAATCTTTTGGTCTCGGACATACTCTTTACCTTTAAGAGTCGCAGATTTGCTTTCTTGCCCAAACTGTTCAAGACGCTTACCAACACCTTGTAATCCCGTATCTTCAGACTGAGGACTAGTAAGTCCAGTTAATTCGCCAATTTGTCCAGGAAGTTGTGCAAGTTGTCCTACACCTCTAGTTAAGCTAGCACCAATATCAGTAACGGCTTCGCCCCATCCGCGTTTTGTTTTAGCGGCTATTTCTGGAAACTTAGGAAGAATATCGTTGTGAATAGCAGATGCAATATCATCCTGACTCATATTGTCAGGAAAATTCATTGGACCTATTCCTTTTATATCTATTACTGGCATAACTACTCCAAATTAAGAAGTGTTAACTAAATGTACGAGTGTTTGGGTCGTATGATGGAACTTTTATATCGTTTCCTTGTAGATTTGTCATGGCTCCGGGTTTATTACCTATAACTTGAGCTTTTCTATACGCATTTATAAGAATTTGATTTTCTCTTTCTGGAGTTAAATCTGCACCACCAATTTTATTTTTTTCTGCTGCCATATCAGTAGCGTAGATTTTTTGAGCTATACTTTCTAAATGCTGATCTGCTCGTTGTCCAGAAAGGATGCCATTCTTTTGCTGTTCAAGTCTTGCCCAATCTTGATAATGCTGCTGTGTAATACCTGTCTTATCCGCATCATTTTTGATTTCTTGCTGTTTCATATTAAGCAAAGCAAGTTCTTTATTGGCGTCGGCTGTATCTTTACGGTATGTAGCAATATCAGAAGCAGCACCTTTAGCGGCTGGTAAAGCGCCTTGAGCAATATTTGTAAGAGCATACTGTGAAGTACCCCCCATAATGCCAAGACCGGCTTCAAGTAAACGCATCCATTTAGACTGTTCTTTGTCAGCAGAAGCTTGGGCTCTTTGTTCGTCGTATAGCTTTTGATATTTACCAAACATATCAGAGCTAGTATCTGTTTGTTTAATACCTAATTGAGCGGCAGCATCTGCTGCTTTAGCCCCAGTTCTTGCACCAGCCCCAGTATCAGCGCTAGGTTTACCAGGAATAACCGCCGGTTTATTAGACTCTTGGTCTTCCATATCTTGAGCAAAAGCAAGGTTTTTAAGAGATACAGGTACAGGTTTAGCCACAGTTGCGGGGGTAGGACGAGCATCTATATCCGCTTGAGTTAGTGTACCTGCTTGTGCCTTACTTAGTATTTTTGATCTTGGATCAGAGTACATATAATCTTTAACAGACTGCAAAGCACCACTAACATTAGGAACATAATCTTTTATACCATTAAAAAAAGCAGCATTTTCTTTTTGATTTTGCGCTATTTGTTCTGGTGAATTTTGTAAACTACCACGACTTGCAAGCTGCTGCATTTGCTCTGCCGTTAAAGTATTTGGGTCAGTCACTAAACTATTATTATTTTCAGGCGTAGGTTCTGAAAATGCAACAATACCACCACCAGCAAAGCTTTGCCCACCCATACCACTTGGTAATGCAGCTACGCCTTGGGGTGCTTGTAATCCAGCTACTCCCTGTGGTGCCTGTTGTGGTGCTGTTTGTGGGGTCATACCTTGCATACCACCCATTGGGGCTTGTGGAGCTAATGCTTTAGATACTAAGTCCTGTGCAACTGTTGTAGTAGAAGCTTGACCGGGTTCTAATTTAGTTAAATCTTGGCGGCGTTGAATTTCAGCTAATGCCATGTATTGTGGAATTAAAGGATTTGTACCTTGCGCATATTGAGCAAGACGGTCCATTCCAACTGAAGGACTTTGTAATTCTCCAGCAATACGATTTAAATTGTCCATGCTCATGCTTTATCTCCCAACAACTTATGCAAGCGAAGGTCAGCGAGGTCACTACCTTCTTTAATCGAACCGCCCTTTTTCTTAGTCATACCATAAGCCGCTGCGGCAGTTAAACCAAGACCAGATAATTGAGATGCCGTATTTGGAGCCGCTTGATAGCTTTGCGTAGATGTAGCTTGCAGGGGAAGACCACGTAATAAACCACTTAAGTTAGACAACTGCATCATTGGATACTGTTGAGCCGTAGCATAGTTTTGGATTGCTTGGTTAATAACTTGTTGTTGCTGTGCCTGTTGTTGAGCACCTTGCGTAGACTGAGTATTAATAATGCCTTGTTGAGCCGCAAGTTGAGAACCACCAATATTTGCCAAATTACCCGCTGCAGTATTGGCTAGACCATAGCCCGCTTGTTGTGCCCCGACGCCTTGTAGCCCCGTTTGAGCGCCTTGTAACCCCATACCATAACCTTGCATAGCTTGAGAACCCGCTTGACCAGCACCTTGTAGCCCTTGAGCTATACCTTGTTGTGCTTGTGCATTACCAGCCAAAGCAGCTTGGTTTGCGGTATTCATTTGGTTTTGTGCGTTGTTATACGCTTGGTTATATCCTTGGCCAATAATTTGATTTTGAGCCAACATTTGATTTTGTTGATTTAAAGAATTTGCTAGCGCAGAACGTGACCCACCAAAAGCACCGGCAGAAGTAGCAGCACCTTGTTGTTGTTGTCCAGCTATACCATATTGTTGATTAGCTAGTTGCATCGCTGGATTTAACGCGTTTTGAAGGTATGGGTTCATATACGAAGCTACAGAACCAGGGCCTTGTGAGGTGTTTTGAGACTGTTGGCCTAAAGATTGCCCAATAGCAGCACCTTGTTGTCCTTGCATTGCACCAGCGTTACCATAAGCACTTGATTGTCCCGCATATTGTTGTCCTGCTTGAGCGCCTAAATTACCATATGCTTGGCCTTGTTGACCATACGCATTTGCTTGACCTACAGTGCCCAAAGCACCCCTACCTGAAGCACCAGCAAGCTGACTAGCAGCGCCATATTGACCAGGTACTTGTAAATTAGCTGCACCAGACTGGGCTTGTTGCTGCAAAGGAGAAAAGCCAGCTACATAGTCTTGTGGGTTGGTGCTATACGGATTGTACGCATTCATTCCCGTCATGTCAGGATTAAAAACTTGCGACTGCGCCGCTTGCAACATATTCATTACATACGGCTGTGCGTAGTCTGGAATATTAGTATTAGTTACCGTAGTTGAAGTTGGCCCTGAAGGTGCTGGTGATGATGATCCGCCCATATTAATCCTTTAACATCTTTGTAAATACTTTGTCTGTCATTTTATAACCTAAATATTCGAACAACTTAGAGTTATCCAAATGAATTTTTGTGTTTACTACCATTCTTTGTACACCACGTTCCTTCAATATTTTTTCTGCATACTGAAACAATCTAATACCAATCCTACCTTTGCGATATTCTTTTTTAACAAAATAAATATCTTCTGTTGCTGTTACGCAAGACCTATAATGCAGGTGGGGGCTAACAAAAAATATAATATAGCCAACTAATTCACCATCCGCTCTACAAGTAATACATCTAAGCATCCCTGCTTCTGCACATCTTTTATAAGCCGCATAATCTGGCTCATATGGAAATTCTTTAGTAACACATAACTCTTCGTAATGTTCTGGAAAAAGTCTTTCAAATTCGTCTACAAATTGGAATCCATCAACGTCTTCATAGGTTATTGTGTTCATGCTGGTAGATCATTCTCCGCTTTAGAATTAACTGCAAACTTACCTTTACCCATAGATTTCTTACGTTTAGCTTGTACTCGTTGCATCATGGCATAAAGTCGCTTAGCCCCTGCATCTGTAGAGCCGTTACCTAATTCTGAAACAATACGTGCAGGAACTACAAATTCTCCATCTGCAAGTCTAGCCGGTTGGTGCGCTCCAATTTGTGCAGGAATAGAATCACTAACACCATCACCGGGACCTTTTAATAAATGCCCGCCATCAGAGTATGACCCTAAACTAGAAATGCCGCCACCGCTAGCTTTATATCCTAATTTTTGCAAAGCAAGCATTGCATTCCAATCACCTTTATCTGCAGCATCTTTAATAGATGCTAGGCCGCCTTCTTCTTGGGCTTGGGCAGTATATTCATCAATAGCCGCCATATCTTTATTACCAACAGGCTTTTGACTACCTTGGGCGAATGCAGTTAAACCACCACCAGCATAAACTAAATCATCAGGCATTACCCCACCCGCTTTACCACCGCCACCACCATCAGAACCACTTGATTGGGCTTGAGCTTGAGCTTCGGCTTGTTGTTGAGCAAGTATCGCTTGTTGCGCATTATATGCTGAAGAACCTTGCATTTTTAACGGGTCAATAGCATAACCGGCAATTCCAGGGTTTGCTCCAGTCGTCATTGGTGCTCTAGTAGGCGTTGGAATTCCTTGTGGGGCTTGTTGCGCATAAGGGGTTTGAGCATAGTTTGCATAACTAGGCTGATATATATGACTAGTTGCATCTCCACCACCAGCTAAACTAGTAATACCACCTTCAGCCATATTAGCTGTTGGCTCTCCAGTTAAAGGATTTGTTTTTGGTTCGTAGCTAGCCATTGTTTGTTGAGCACTAATAGGCATTTGGCTTGGAGTAGCATAATATGAACGTTGCTGTTGACTTTGAGGGTACATATCGCCACCCATAAAATTTACATTAGCTGGACCGCTTTGCAATAAACCACCATCAGCAGCCATTACAGCCGAAGAATATTGAGTACCCGTCGGTGCTTTAGGGTCATATGGGTTTTGTGCGTAGTTGGGATATGTTGCTTGATAATGTTCAGTTGGCGTAGAAGAAACCGTACCTTTATAATTTGGAGATAAACGAGCTAAAGGTTGATTAACTGTACTTACGCTTGTAACTGGATTAACGGTATTTTGTTTAAATAATGTACCAGACACTAAAGGCATAGCCGCACCAGCAGCAGCCATAGGATTAGCTTTAACAGCAGTACCAATATCAGAAAGACTTGATATTCCCGTACCAAAATTTTTGGCCATAGAAGCCGCTGGAGCATTTGCATATCCTTGAGAAAAATCACCTGCCCACTTAGAGTATTGGTCTGGGGTTATTGTTCCTTTATTAAGCATATCCGCCGCATTAGCCGCAGAAGTTGGTGCTGGAGTTCCCGCTGTAGTTGGTAATGCTTCTTCTACACTTCCTAAAGTTGCTTGTTGTGTACCGTTTTCAAAACCTGTTTTTGCTGCTTCTGTACCTGCTTGTCCAGCTAAGTCTGATGCGCCCGCACTAGCAAGACCTTCTCCTAAACCACCACCTGACCAAGCACCTAAACCAGCCATCAAACCTTGTTGTAAACTTCCAGTAATAGCATAATCACCAGCGCCAACCATTAAGCCAGCGGCCCAAGGGGCTAAAGCGCCATCAGAGGCAATAGTTAAAGCGGCTCCAGCTATCATAGGTAGCATAGAGCTTAAAAAGCCAGCTTCGTATAGTCCAGTTTGTGGGTTACAGGTTAGCGAACCGCCTTGAGATTTAGCAAGTGCTTGTAGACCGCCAACTTCATTAGGGGTCATATGTACTAAAACGGTGTCTTCACCACGTCCTTGCGATTGTACGTGTTTTGCTATATCGTGTAATCCTGATAATTGTTCCACATCGCCTCCTTTGGCGTAGCTATACCCAGACCCATATCCGCTAGTAGATAGTCCTTCGTTTACATTAGGGTTGGAAGCTATTATTCCATTATATTCTTGATTAAAATTTGAATGTGGATGTGCTCTAGCATATTGATCTGCCGCCATTTGTCCCATAACTAAAGGAGTTGCAGCCCCACCTGTAAAGTACATCGCCGCCGCAGCACCCGCAGCATTTGCTGCCTGAGCGCCAGTATTATCATACCCTTGAGCAGCGTTTTGCTGCATTTCGCCTTGAGTAACCCCACCCATCATATTAACTGTAGGGGTATAATGCTTATCCATTGTAGGACCAGCAGTTTTATTTAGAGCATAAGTGGACTCAGGCGTGTTTGCGCCAACCGCAGCTTGTTCTGGATTGTTATAAACGTTTGCCGCTTGTAAACCTGCTATGTTAGCGAGTCCGCCTAAAAAGCCCATAGGCCCCCCTAAGATGGTGTAGTTTGGATTTTATCATGTTATACCGTGGTTCCGCTAGCGTTTTTCCATACAGTGCCGTTCCACCAAATGGGGATGCCCAAAGAAGTATCAAAAAATACCTGTCCAATTAAAAGGTTTTCAGTGGGCCTATTGGCCGTAGTGTTATTAACTGGAACGGATGTGGCTTGGTTATAGTTATCTAGCTGATTGTAATATAAGCGCAACGCATTATTTAGCTGGTCCTGATACTGCTGACTATATTCTACCGGGGCAACCAATAAATCAGGCGATTTTGGGTACCGTAAAGCACCAATCTTGTTAGCTGTATTTGCCATTATCTTCTGCCATCAGGTCTAATATCAATACGAGGGCTACCTAGCTGCCAAGCTACATCTTTATCTGTCGATTCAATTCTAAAGGCCATTTGGCGACCACGAAGGCGTGTATAAACTTGCCCTGTAAACTGTTGAATTGTGTATTCTGGTACTGTCGTATAGTTTTGCGCCGACTGTACTTGCGGAGAGTCTGCTTGACCGTATGGTGTACCAGAGTTTTGACGGGGTTTAACTGTCATAGTAACAGTAGGTTCATTAGAAGTAGAGCCGTTAAAGTTTACGTCAGGTAGTATGCGCCATACAAAACCAAAGTTATGTCCATCCCCAATGTCAAAGTCGGAGCTTTGTACGTAAGAATAGATAGCTTGTGGGCTTGTTGTGGCACCGTCGTTGCAACCATTCTCGTGGTAAACCAATCTGTTATTGTAGTCGGCGGCGATGGGGTATTGAATAATGCCAGTTTGGAACCAAGCAGAACGGTTCATATTACCGTAGTACCAGACTCTATCTAGATAGTTATAAATAACGTATTTGTCTACTGTAGTACCGCCGCTTGATTCGCTAACATAAAACCACCAAACCTCGTTAAAGGCTTCATTGTTCCCCGCAAATACTTGGTAGGACTGGTCTTGATTTATGTCTGCAAAAATATACTGGCGTAATGAGCAAGGTAGAACTTCTACTCGTCCAGAATACATGTAGAATCTATCACGCCCCATCCAATAAGTAACGTTATTAACAGTAATCATGGAATTAGGGGACATTACTGAGATGTTATCCATTAATACTTGGAAACCCCAAACATACGGAGCACCTAAATACTGCATAGAATACAGACAGGAATCAGTCCAAACTAAAATCTCTTGGCGTGTAGCACGAGCGCCCATAATATAGGAGCCGTTGGTAAGCAAATATTCGCCAGATTGATTAGTGGCTATTGGTACCCACTGGTAAGGATTAGCTTGGTCTGACCACCGTACTAACATTGGGTTAAACGTAGTTGCTGCATTATTTGGAATGTATGAATTGGCTCCAAATGCAATAACAAATTCTTGAATAGCTGAGGTAATAACTTGGTACGTTGATGTTGGCACAAAAGAACCAGCATATGAGAAAGAATAAGTACCTGACTGTGTACCTGTTGTTGGGCTTGTTATAGGTACTGTAGTAGAGCCAGTAACATAATTTGAGGCTATCTTAGTACCTGCAGCGATGTGGGTTCCTGTAATTACCATGTACGGATATAGGTTAGGCGCAAGAGAAGCTGATACTGTGATACTAGATGCGCCAGAAGAAAACGATGTACCCGACCCACCATCAGTATAGGCAACAGTAGAATTAGCTAAAGAACTTACATATGTTGCGGGTGTTGATACGCCGCTGCTATCTGACCAATAGAATATAGGTCCACCACGAGGAGCTAAAACAAGGTCAGAACCATAGTTATCATTTGTCCATAAACGCAACTGTTGTCCAATACCAGTGGAGTATGCTGTACCCCAACCACGAGGCTGGTTTGTTGCTGTAACGCTAGAGCCACCACCTGCAGAAGATGAAGATGCTGTTGATGAATAAGTAATTGAATATGTATTAGCTGTTAATACAGTAACTTGATACGTATTATTAATTTGAGCAGTAGTAAAGCCAGCAAATGCTGTTCCACCAGCAAAGGTTACATAAGTGCCAGTACTGTATCCGTGTGCCGTTTGAGTTACTACGACTGTTGCTGAACCGCTAGTTGGTAAAAATGGATTAGAGCCTAAAGATACTGTTGCACCTAAAGTTCCACCCCAAGGCCCAGCGCCCCAACCATTACCTACAACATAGGTATTTAAACCAGCAGGATACTTATATGCAATAGTAACTGTACCACCGCCCACTCCCGTAACTGGCACAGTTGACTGAATTGTATACTGCGTAGAAGAAATAACTGAAGTAACAGTATAAACACCAGCTAGAGTAACTCCAGTGCCATAGTAACCACCCCAAGCATCAACACCCCAGCCATCAACACCCCATCCAGCTGCAGAACCTACAGGAGCACTACTTGTAATATATACAGAGTCTCCAACACCAGGATTATAGGAAACGTCGGTAACTGTAACAACTGTTGTGCCATTGCCCGTAAATGGGTTTGTTAGCGTATCTGTTTGAATCACAGGGGTAATGTCGTAATAAACACCACCTTGATAAATGTAATAGTTACTATTAGTGCCTAGCCCTATATAGACCGTTCCAGTACCGCCATCGCCATCTGCCCATACCCATAAAGAACGACAAACGCCTTGGAATTGACTATTGGAAATTTGTTGCCAACCGCCTAATTTTTCAGGAAAACCAGAACGAAAACGAATCTTATCCCCATCATACCAACCTCCTTCATTGGAGTAGTCAGTGCCTTCACGGTTAAGTCCGGGTCTAAATTGTAGTTTTTGTAATGGCATACGGGTTTACCCTAGCATCTTTAGTGACATGGCTTTAACTTCATTTACCCGCTTTTCCCAGCCTTTACCGAATACAGGAAAAGTTTTAAGGGACTTTAGAAATTGTAACCGATTATCACAGTATTCTTCAACTAGAGTCTTAGCTGCATCTCCCTTAAACTGGCTCACGGCAGCCATAGTAGTTGTACCAAAACCGCCATCAGGAGCAACCCCAATGCAGTTCTGCAAAGCCTTAATAGCACGCCCGACCCCGGAATTAACAGCATAGTCAAAAACAGCGTAGTCAAGACCAGATATAAGCTCATCAGCTCTGCAAGCATCCCAGTACTTTCTTTTATATAAAGGCGCAACTATAGATGGGGTTAGAGCCCGCATTTGTTTTTCATTTACATCATGCCCTACCCACATAGCCCAAGTTGCGGCAGTAACTCCAAGGTTTGTCATCCCACCGGGATCATCTTTATTATCAACAAATCCTGCTTCATGGATTAAAAGCGCTGTTAAAGCATCTGCAAAATTGTCTTTCATTTAATACCAATCTGTTCATTAAGCCATTTTTGAAGTTCAACAAGCATCAACGTTGTTTGGGCGCAATTTCCAGCAAGTTCATTGTAGGCGGCGATAACATCAGCTGACTTGGGGGCTGCGGAAATACCGGACATGGTACTGCTATTGGGGTTGTTCCACACGCTAGTAGACTTATAGTAGTTGCGAAGAGCAGCATACTTAGCTTCGTATTCATCAGAAATTCCTTTAGTTACAAGTTCGTGTTGCTTTTGGATTGACTCCGTTTGCGCTTGCTGTTTCTCTGCTGCGACTTGGATTGCTGTTTTGTATATAGTAAAATCCCTATCCCGCATATGCCAGCCAGCAAAAAACACCAAGCATAGAGCAGAAACAATAAGTCCAGCTTTGACGATATTTGCATAGTTACCTAAAAGGCCCCACATTACTGAGGCTCCGCATCTTTTTTCATCATAACTGCAGCCCCATGTGCGCCGGCAACAATACCAAACGCTTCTGCTAACTCTCTTAAGCTAACCGCACTGTGCATTGCTTCATAACCCGCTAGGGCAATAACTGCAAGTAAACAAATTAACCAACTCCACCTAGCAATATCTTGAGTATGGTTATCTCTCCCAGTTAGAAGCTGGTTAAGAAAGTCTTTCATCTAAAGCCACTTATTCTTGGTGAAAAGACAAATGTTGCAATATATGGATTTGGTTTTGGATTTACGTTTGGATCAATTAAAGCACGAATGTTCCATCCTAAGTTGATGTAAATACAACGGCTAAAACCAATAGGAATAATCCAAGCAAACTGAAATAACCCATTAGCCTTAACTAATAACCGACCAGCTTTAGCGTTGTCGTTATCCTTGATTGTTGGATCGCCTTTATAGCTTGTTTGGTATGGAGCATTTAAAGTGCGAATGCCAAATGACGGTGCAGGGTTACGCACAATCCATTTAACTTTGCTCCAGTATGAAGGTGGGTTTGCAGCTTCGAAAGTAGCATCGCCATCTAAAGAATTATCCCAAGTCTGAAACCAATTTAACCATTTAGGTAAGCGTGGACCAAACCCTTCTTTAGAGCCGTTATCTAGCCAACCATAAGTGTTTTTGGCAAATACAGGAAGGATAGGCGCAAAAATTACCGCTAACAAAGTAATTAGCAAAGAAAGCGGCACCAGTACAGTGTACAGGAGATATATCATAAAGCTGAAATTACAAAAGCAATCACTTGGTCATACCGTACGCCTAAACGAGTGCAGGCAATAACCGCTGCTTTTTTCAATGTACCGTCTGGGTAATATACCGCTTCTTCTGCAGGGATATCATCAGAACAGAACATACCATATCTAGTTGGGTCAAGCCCTTCAGCTACAAATGCATCTCTAATGTCCTGTGCAATAAAGCCAACATGGATACGTGCGCTATCTGCACCTTTTTCAGCAACAGAATCTTTCCATTTATACTTCTTAACCAAGCCTTTAATTCTTGTAGCCACACGTTTTTCTGTTTCATCTAAACTTGATATTTCTGTTTTTTCATTTTCATCAGAAGTATTAATTACGTTGCTAACCGCATATATCTGTGTCCATCTATTAGCTGCTCCACCGCAAGCAACACTATTATCAGAATACGGAAGCAATGATTTATTAGCGTATATATAGCTTGGGTCTAAAATAAGCACATCATTAAAAACAGATGTGTTAACTGCAAATTGCATTTGATTGGAGGTATAAAAAATTGATGTATATTGAGAAAAATTTAAAGCGCCATTTCCTAGGCTAGTGCCAACTCCAGGAAAGTTTATTCCGTTATTAAATGTATTTCCAGAACCAGACCAAACATTGGTTCCACTTAATTGACCGCCAGTAGACGTAGTTAATAACCCTGCAGAAGCAAAAGAAGTTGCGCCTATACCACCGTTAGCAATGTTTAATGTACCACCAAGAGTGATTGCCCCTGTAGTCGGTGTACTTGGAGTTAAACCAGTTCCACTAGCAGAAAAGCTAGATACTGCACCAGCAGCGGCCCAGTTAAGAGTAGAGCCATTGTATTGCAAAGTAAGTGGGGTGCCGCCAGTAGGAGTAAGGAATGATGTGTTACCCGCAGAAGTTTGATATGGGACTGAGTTAGCACTACCGCCAGCAAGATTAGATGCCGTAGTTACGCTACCAGTAGACCATGCATATGCAGAGCCATTCCAAGTTAAATAAGAGCCTGTAGTTGGAGCTGGGGTATACCCTGTAGCATTAGCGCCTGTTTGATACGGTATTTGTCCTGTTGCACCGCCAGCAAGTTGGGGAACGCCACCGGATGTGGCAAAAGTAGCACCTGTAACCGTACCAGTAGCTGTAATTGTTCCACTAATACTTAAGTTACCGCCAGTAAAGCCCGTAATACCAGAGCTAAAGTTTGTACCATCACAGTAGACTAAAGTAGTAACTCCATTAGGAATAGTAACAATTGAGCCTGTAGAAGCACCGATAGTAATAGAGAATCCACCAGTAGTTTGGTTAGATATGATATAAACCTTAGGCTGCAATGGAGCAACAATAGCGTTTGTACCAGAGGTTGCACCGTTAACAATAATAACTGCTTTTCTAGATTGGTCGGTTGCACCGTTGGCAACGGATAGGGTAGCCCCTGTTGTGCCTGATACGGAGACTGTTGCTACACCAGCTACAGAATCTTCAATTAATTGCCAGTTGGTATTGGTAGTTGTACCCCAAGTACCTGATTGTTCGCCGTTACCGATTTGGGTAAGCGTTAGACTGGGTGTATATGTAGAGCTCATAATTTGTCCTTATTGATTGTCATCTATGTCTTTCCAACCTGGGTTTTGAGCGTTATTGACTGGCGCCCATGTAGTTGCCTGACTATCGTTGATTTTAACCCATCCTGCGGTAATAAGCGAGTCTAGCAGGTTGACATTTTCTGTAATCGCAGCCACAAAGCTTGTTTGAACCGAGTTAGAATCCCCCAAAACAAAGTTTTCGGTAATAGCTAGGCTAAATACGCTAATAATTGAAGCGGTATCAGCAACAGATAAGTTCTCTGTAATGGCTAAAATAAACGTTTGAACAATGCTTTCTACGTCTGCCAGCGTAGCGTTTTCGCTAATAGTCAAGGCATATTGCGCTGCCAAAGAAATAACAGCAGCTACGGTAATATTCTCGGTAATGCTAGCTGCAAACTGGGCGGTAGCCGACCTAGAATCTGCCAAACTCAATGGTTCCGCTATGGTATTTACAAACGCAGATTGGGTAGAATTTAAGTCTAAAATACTGTTAATTGATTCAGAGCGGTCTTCTAAAGCGGCAAAATAAGACACCAAAACATCAGCAACAGTTAAATTTTCAGATTGTGAAAACACGTAGTTATTGAGTGGAGAATTAGCATCAGCGAAATTAACGTTCTCTGTAATGCTAAACAAGGCAATTGAAGATATTGTTGGCGTGTCAGCTAAACCAACGTTTTCTGAAACCGATCCAAAGAAAATAACGCCTTGGGAATTAACATCATTTAAAGTAACTGGCTCAGTAATACTTTGTAGAAATGCGCTAGCCTGTGTATTTGAGTCGGCTAAGCTAACGTTTTCGGTAATACTAAGTGCATAAGCATTCGTGCCTAATGAGGCAAAAGGAGATTGAGCAAATGCACTTATTCCAAACATTAACTACTCCATTGTTCCGTAGGTGCTGTAGGAAATACTGCATCCCATGTAGGGTTTACTGCAATGTTTCTAATTGTACTGCGATAGGTTGTGAACTCAGCTTGATTCATTAAATAAGGGTTAGACTTTAATGGGTCTGCAACATCGGCAATAGAAGTCCAGTCAGTATTAGTAAGGATTTGCTGGGCTTTAGTTTTGTTTTGTTGAGCAAGATTAGCATCATAGGCGGCTTGTTCTTCAGGAGTAAAGTCTGTAATAGTCCATTCCAAAGTCCATATTTCGCCTACTAATGTAGGGTCGGCATTAAGGGTGCAGTTTTGATGTGCTTGGTCATAAGCTGGTTGGGGTGCGTTAACTACCTCAGCTAATGTATAACCATTCTCAATAGCCGTTGTGGTCTGTGGAAACCAATAAGCCACATCTTGATTGCTCCCATAGTTTGTATAGGGATTATCTGCTTGTAATTGAGCAAATCCATAAGGATAGGTAATTAGTTGCGTATCTTTAACTTCTGCGTATGCCATTTTATGCCTTAGTTAATTACTGCCGTTGAAGTCTGTTTGTCAATGGTCATTTTACCTAAACAAGCCACATTAAAGTTATCGTTATAGCGAGTATCGTTATCTGAAATTTCGCCATAAGAAGGCACATTGACCTTTAAGTGCTTAAATAAAAACTCATTACCATCTTCAAACACTCGCCATACATGGTCTATAGAGCCATGACCTTCTTGACCTCTATCCTTATTAAAACGGATTTGATACTTATGTTCACCAGTAGGCTTTGTCACTTCTCCGTTAATAGTGCAAGTAGAGGTATCTTTATCTATATCCATAGTGCCATGACAAAAGACTGAATAATCTGCACCTGTTTGTTGGTCTATTAATGTGGAATTAATGACGACATTTTTAAACAAATACTCTTTATCGTTCTCAAAGATTCTCCAAACATGGTCAGTAGTACCACGACCTTCTTGACCACGGCTTTTATTAATTCTGACGAGATATTTGTTCATACAATAACTGGAGCTTCAGGTTGTGCAGGGGCTTGTCTTACACCAATATTAAAGTGAATAAAGCGGAATGATTTGCTAGAACCGTTACGAGTAAAGGAATGTGGCAACCAAGCATTTGTAAAAATCAACATTCCCGGTTCTGGAATAAAGTTAATCATATTACTAGCGTTAGTGACTTCTTCACGATTGGTTTCATCCATGCTGATTTGTACTTTGCCCGGTCTTGGGTCATAAATAATCGCCCTTGGACAATCTTTAGGGGTATCAATAAAGTAAAAACCAACTAGCTGTGCGCCATTGTTCGGATGAACGTGCTGTTCCATTGAGGACAATTTATGATGCTCTTGACACCACATCGACTCAAAGAATGTATTTTTATCAGCCATTTGATAGCCTTGTGACTGAAGAATATTCCAGCCAGTAGAACCAACAAAGTTTGAAAAGTCAGCCATTCTAGGGTCATCAGCAAAGTTAGCAGTCTGATATAGTTCGCAAAGAGGGTTAGCTTGCATACCCATCTTCTTTAAAGATTTCACATTAGACTTAACGACTTCTTTAGCCGCCGCTAAATACTCAGGCTTTTTAATAATGTATACAGATGAAGGAAAGTAGTTGAGGATTGTTAGCTCATTACTTTCAATCACTTCTTTGACTGCTGTGTCATTGACATCATCTACTACTGTTACTGTGTTCATTTTAGTTCCTTAATTAAAAATACACTTTTTTAGTTTACAACAAACTTTTATGGACTTCCTACATTTGTAGATGGGAATGTTCTAGCGCAACCGGGATAGACGATACGGACTACTCCTACACCGCCCAATGACGCTGCTGGCGTAGTACATGGTCCATTGCCACCACCACCACCACCGTAAGTACCTCCAGCTCCACCTCTAGCTAAGGCAGCGTTTGCGCCACAGCTTCCCGAAGAACCACCACCGCCTCCAACACCTGCTGAGGTACTAATAGTGCCATTGCTACCTTGTCCCAATATTCAAAC